GCGAATCGTACAATCCATGGTTACCCTGGAACTGGTTCAGAAAGCCCGAGCCTCCTCGTTCTCGTCCCATGCCCGAGCCTCCTCGTCCCCGTCCCATGCCCAAGAGTCCTGGACCTGAAGCCCTGATCCCAGAATATCGTATGGGACCACCCGAGCGTCCCCGTCCCATGCCCGAGCCTTCTCGTCCTCGTCCCATGCCCGAGCCTTCTCGTCCCGGGTGTCATCCCCTTTCATTGGATCCCAGGTGCCGTGCAATCGATCCGCGTGAGATTTTTTTTTCAAATCGTCCCGCACAGCCAATATCCCCTGGAGTCAGGGCGCGGATGGAATCGAGATAAAATATAGGTAAATAACAAATGATCTACATCCTCGTAGCTCTCATCGTATTGGCACTCATGTTTGATACACGTAACAAATCGACCGAGGTTGAGGGTTCCAAACACTTCTACATGAGTGATGGTGCGTCTAAGGATACGTATCTCATGATGCATGCGGATGGGATGAATCGTGAGATGCTGAAGAGGTTTGTATCGATGGAGGATCGTCTTTTGGAGATTGAGAAGGATTCTGTGTGTTCCGGTACACCCTACATAGTCGAAGCGAGTCTTCTTTCTAATAAAATTAAAGAACTGTTTCCCAAATATGATTTTTCGTATCATACCATTCATCTCAAACAAGTTGCCGAACCCAACAAACAGGTCAACACGAAAATCAAATGCTGATTGAGTTCAACATGTTGAAGAGTTGCCATAGGAGCATTTTGTGCTTGGGACTCTCCATTTCTGTGTACTTCCCAATAACACGCATGATGAGTTTGTTATCATCCTCTTCACCCTCATCACGCTTTAGACCACTTTTACGAATATAGTCAGCTGTAACATAAATCATGGCATCCAAAAACTCTTCCCGTGCCATGTACAACCATGAATTTACCGGAGTTCCCCAATCTCTGGTGTCATCATCAGTTCGAACACCGTGATTATATTTTCTCAACCCGAGCTCGAGCCGTTCGGTTAACTCTTCTCGAATTCCCATTTGTATTCATATTGGCCCTAAACTTTAACCAATAGTTGCGGTACTCGGTCATCTTCTTGTTCGAAGGGGGTGTCTTCTTACTCATGATGTAGTTGGCAGCCGCGCGCTTGTATGCATTCTTGAGATTGAGAGCGATACCGGTGGTATTCATCTTGTTCATCAGATACTTCCGCTCGAGTTCTCGGCGTCGTTCCATCTTCCATCGACTGACGACATTCTTTTTAACCTGATCAATATCCTTTTTGAATGGGACCCCACTTTTGTTACCCTTGTTGATGGCGTTGAGAGCCGACTTCATGTTACGCACATCTTGGTTAAGGTTGGGTTGGTACCGTTTCATCCAGGTCACACCATACAGCTTTTTCAGATCCCTGCGAATAGAGTTCTCATCGAGACCCCTCTTCTTAATGACCTCAGCCTTCTTGATGTTGCGTTTAGCAGCCACGACATTCTTTTTGGTGGGTTTGGGTGGTGGAGGTGGGGGCTTGGGCTTGGGCTTCGAAAGATTGTTTCGCACACCTTGTATCTTCTTACACAGATCCAACTTTGTATCTTTCTCACCGGGCTTAATTTTAAGAATCGCAGCGATACGAAGAAGTTCATCCTTCTTCAAGTCGGTACATATCTTACGACCAACCCTGAACGTGTTACCATTGCCCGAAAGTTTAACATTCTTGTTTTTGTTCTTGAACGATACATTCTTTTTATTGGAAAGGTTCTTGATCTTGGTGCGGATCTCATCTTTAGTCGCAGCTCTAGAACCATCACTGGTTTTTACCCTAAAGTTGACGACACCTTTACGCCTGGCGAGTGCTATGAGTTCAGTTTTTGACATGCGTGCGTTTTCATTCGATTTCCTCTTTGGTGGAGTGGTAACCTTTCTCTTCTTCTTCGGTTTTACACCTTCATCAAAGACACCCGTTACAAAAACCTGATCATCTTTGTACAATTTCTCGACGAGTTCCTTGGCGATGTCATACCCCTTCAACATGGCTCCGGGGGTTTTGGCCCCCACAATTTGGATGTTTCCAGTTTTCGAGAAGATGAGGGTCATGTTTTCAATTGGAACATAAAGGAAGGGTGTCTGTTCTTCGAGGATCGACATATTCGTCATACCGTACATTCCTTGGCGACTCGCGATCGTAGGTAAACTCTTAAATATTCCGTTGATTCTAAATTGTCCACTCAAATTGTTATATGTGAATGGATTGTAAAAGAATGGTTGACGTTCGGTGTAGTTGTTCACGATGAAACGGCGAATGAGTTCAGGTTGATTCGCAATGTTCGTACCAACAAATCCTCCGGAGAATCGAATCTTACCATTTCGGTATATGTTTACTGTGGCACCTTTGCTCTCCATGTCATTAGAAAGTGTGAGCATGATCTGGACACTGAAAAAGTTCTTGTTGAGTGAACCCCTGGGACCGGCTTCACGCGTGTGAGAAAACCCAGTCTTAAATTGTCCATAAACACCCTTGATCTCTTTCGTATCTAAATAAAGACCCTCACCAATAGGTGATTTTGGGAGTGGTCTCTTTGCGAGTATATTTTTGAGATCGACGACAACATCCTTTTGTCCAAACCCAGAGTCCACGGTGGCGTTAAACATACCCGGATTAAATTTACTGAATTGAAGGGGTGAATCAAATTCCTGTACCAGGTTGTCAATCATTTTTTCCTCGTTCGCGGAGAGTTTCACATCGTTGAACTCGTTCTCGAGTGGTGAGTTATTTTCAAATTGCTTAAAAGCGCCCGCATACGACCGATCATTTACCAAATTCCTCTGAAGACGTTGAGGAACCTGAACCTGACGAGGCATCGGGCGCGGGGGTGTGCGAAATCCCGCGGCGCGTTCGCGCTGTCTACGCAGCATATTCTGCTCCAGTTCCTTTGCAAACTCATCATTCGAGTTTGAGTCAGGAGTCTGAACTTCTACTCCAGATTGACGGACAAATTCTTTGACCCTCTGGCTCATATTACTATTGGTGTATATTTTTTTTAGTTATCATCTGTATATGTCAAGTCGTCTGTCACGATATCCAGACCGTAAATGATGGGTTGATTCTTGCAGATCCTTCCCTTGTACTTGACCGTTTCGACGCGTACCTCGATATCGCGCGAACTGAACGGCCCCGCGTAGAAGTCCTGATGGAACTTGTGACTCCCAAGGTTGTTCTCCTTGCAGTGCTGGTTAAACTTAGCCACAAACTCTTTCTGGGGTACAAAGAATTCTTCACCGACCACGACATAGGTAGACTCGAGGAAGTTTGTAAGGCTACTCGCCACCATCGCCACCTGCTTCTGGATCTGTTTGAAATACGAAGGGACGACGTTCCAGATATCCTTATTTCTGTACTTGTTGGAATAGTCCAAGTACGCACGAACACATTTCAGTAGAATGATGGGTAGTTCATTGTGAAGCTTCTCGTCGAGTTGGGGATCCGCATCCTGAACCTGCTTACCAAAGTTCCACGGAAGAATGCGACGAAGTACGGAACCTGAGTTATCCTTCCAGTTTGGGACTTCATTACCACCCAACACACCTGGGACTTTCCACTCAAAAGACATGGCCGTCTTGTTCTTCACGGCAACTGAAACATCTTCCCCCGAAACGATCGATTGAAATTCAGCCTGTTCGAGTGCGAGATCACCCTTCACCTCTGGAGCGATGAACATGAAGGAATCCTTGATCGCGGAGAGACCAAACTTCTTCTCGATGTTGTTGGAAAGTGTTCCCACATCTTCATTCTCATAAAACTTCTTGAACACCTTTGTGATCAGGGTGGACTTACCCGACCGAGCGATACCCTTGAAGAATGGAATCACCTGCCATCCATCGAGTTCACCGACATCAAAGCATAGGCGACCTCCCATCACGTACGCCCAGTTACACACATCATCGTTGAATTTCTGATACTTCAGGATCGAATCAAAATAAGGTGTGGGAATCTTTGTCCAGTCTTCAATGTGAGAAAAGTCATCAAACTGCTGATCAAAATACTTACAGGCGACGATACTCGGGTCCAGACACGCAAACTTATCACTTTTATACGGGTAAAAACGACAGTCGTACACACCGCGGTCAGGGATCCACTCCTTTCCCACGAAGACGCCATTCTTGAATGACCATACATGGCGCCTCTTCTTGATTTCGGGGAACTGTGCATCTTCACACTTCGATATGTTATCAATCACATCCCTAAAGATTGAACCCTTGCTCGTGAAGTTCTTCCAGTTTGTAAAGTTACTCTCCTTCTTCGGGAGAGAATAGACAAATTCCTCGATAGTGAAGATCGGATTCCAGGCCCTCGTTCGGTGACCTTCTACCGTCTTAATTTCTTCGCAGCACTGACCCTTGTATCGTCGATACCCAGCACGGTACGCTTCCTTGAGTGTGATCATCAAACACTTTTGAAATGGTGAAGATTTTTCAATCTCTTCTTCATCCATCGTGGATGGGTCGGTATACACACTCACCTGAGGAAGAGCGGTCGGAGCAATCACCCGTTCATACGAAATCTGATGACGCCGAACATTCTCAAACCCATCCTCAATCTGTAGGATGATATTGTTAATTCGCTTATTGATCGTCACTTCATCGTCATACTTGTAATCGTTGATGTGAATTTGAACGTGATTGTTCAGCTGAATGAGAAAGTTAATCATTCGATTCTTGATACCCCTGATTGCCATAATGTCAATCTGATCCGGCTTGGGAATTCCAATCTCGTTGAAATTGTCTGGATGAATAAACTGATGGTATCCCAGTTTTGTCGCTCGCTCCATACAGGGGGAGTAGCCTTCTGTATCGTGTAGGTACCATCGAAACTCAAAGTCTTCGATAATGCTCAGGATTTGTTCTTCATTCATTGACTGGACATTACGTTTCTGAAGCTCGGTGAGTGCTTCATAGATGTTAGGGTCCTTATCAATGAAGTGAGTTTCTCTCATTACACATATTATAGGTTTTATCCTTAAGCCGAATTTATTTTACTCAGCATCTTTATCAAAATTTTATTCTGGGTCTGAAGTTGATTGGCGATATTGACCAGCGCCGAACACACTGTGTCTCCATCCTCAGTAGCCAGGAGAGATGTCATCAACTCGGCGATGTCGACGGGTTCATCGAAGTCCTCGAGTTCATCTCCAGAAACGATTTCACCTTCCTCGATCTCAATCTCATCTTCGGTCTCGGTCTCGGTGTCAGTCTCCTCGTTGGGCTCCTCGGGAATTTCGTCAGGATAGGTCGTCATTATAATTTGGTCTGAGAAAAATTGGGGTCGGGAAATGCGCGTTTGACCGAAATTATTTTCTCTGCTTATAGTACAACAACTCTCAAAATGGCTGGCGGTCTTATGCAACTCGTCGCTTACGGTGCCCAGGATGTCTACCTTACCGGTAACCCTGAGGTGACCTTCTTCCAGGCCAAGTACAAGCGCCACACCAACTTCGCGATGGAGAACATCGAGCAGACCGTCAACGGTACTGCCGCCAACTCCGGCCGCGTGTCCGTGACTGTCGCCCGTAACGGTGATCTCGTCGGTGACATGTACATCGAGCTCAAGTCGCTCACTTCCAACACCGCGACTTCCGAGTCCGTCGACGACTGCAACTGGGTCGCCGAGCGTGCCGTCAACAACGTCGAGCTGTCCATCGGTGGTCAGCGCATCGACAAGCACTACCAGAAGTGGTGGCGCATGTACTCCGAGCTGTACCTCGATGAGTCCAAGAAGGCTACTTGGGGTAAGATGACCACCGCGGGTGCCGGCAAGACTGTGTACCTGCCCCTCATCTTCTTCTTCAACCGCAACCCCGGTCTCTACCTGCCCCTCATCGCCCTCCAGTACCACGAGGTGCGCATCGACATCGACCTCGCGTCCGATTTCTCCACCTACCTTGACACCCAGACCTTCAAGGTGTGGGCCAACTATGTGTACCTTGACACCGAGGAGCGTCGCCGCTTCGCCCAGAAGGGTCACGAGTACCTGATCGAGCAGGTCCAGCACACCGGCACCGACACCGTCACCTCGGCCGGTACCAAGCAGGTCCGCCTCTCGTACAACCACCCCGTCAAGGAGCTTGTGTGGTGCTTCTCCAACGTTGCCGCCAACAAGAACACCCTGTGGAACTTCTCCAACGTCTCCACCGACGCCGGCATCGTTCTCGAGTCTAACCCTCTCGACGCGGCCGACCTCTCCAACTGCTTCGTGCCCATCTCCGCGGTTGGTACCCCCCTGTACGCCACCGGCCCCTCCACCTCCCGCTACACCGAGGAGACTGTTGGTCCCCTTGACTCCTTCAAGCTCATCCTTAACGGCCAGGACCGTTTCAAGGAGCAGAAGGGTAAGTACTTCAACCAGGTGCAGCCCTACAACCACCACTCCGGTAACCCCGCGCCCGGTATCTACTCGTACTCTTTCGCGCTCAAGCCCGAGGAGCACCAGCCCACCGGTACCTGCAACTTCTCCCGCATCGACAACGCGCAGGTCCAGGTTGTCCAGCACCCCGCCGGTGACGCGACCAACATGCACATGTTCGCGACCAACTACAACGTCCTCCGCATCCAATCGGGTATGGGCGGCCTCGCTTTCTCCAACTAAGCACCATCCAGTCTTAGTTTTTTAATAAAAATCAAATTTTAAGGTACTCAAATATCTTAAAATGTGAACGTATATAAATGAACGCTATCGTCATTCTACTCTTGTCTTGTATGTCCTCATCGTCGATCAGTCTCTCTCAGACAGTACTTTGTGGTGTAACTAAACCTGAACCAACCTGTATGAACATTCATGGTATCTTGGGCTGCTTCTTATGCATTGGTACATTTTTAGCTCTTCTTCTCGGTACGATATAAACATTTCGTTCGTAATTTGTTTAATGTTTAAGAGACTATTCGAAATCGATAAACCCAAGCTGGGTCGTTGGTCGTTAAAGACGTGTAACGAATTGGCTACGTCCATAAACTCAGTGTATCAGAACAGAGATCATTGTGGGGATACGATCTGTAAGACACCTAAGAAGGCTTCAGAGTACAAGGATAATCCAAAAAATGCTCCCGTGCATGAAACCACCCACCCGACTTGATTGTGCCGTGAGACATAGAAGGTGTCCAGCGTGTCCGTACAACAAGTTTTTCAGGCCTCAGGAGACGACCAAAATGAAGATAAAAGAGACACCCAATAAGAAAGTATGTACGAAATCTATACAGACGGAAGTTGCCTCGGAAACCCTGGAGCTGGTGGATGGGGAGCCATAGGTAAAGACATGAAGTTGTGTGGTGCCATGGCAAAGACGACCAATAACATCATGGAGATGACTGCGGTGGCGAAAGCCCTCGAAGAGTGCGTGAAGAGGGATATCTCTGAGGTGCGTATTTTCACAGATAGTAACTACGTGAAAAATGGTATTACTAAATGGATCATTAACTGGAAAAAGAATGGGTGGATGACTTCTGCGGGGACACCTG